ATTTGTGTTCCTACACCAAGTAATGAAAAAGGTGAATGTGATACTTCAATAGTTGAAAGTGTTATACATGAACTTCACGAAAGAAACCATACAGGAATTATTGCTATAAGAAGTTCTACTGTTCCTGGTTTTACAGAAAGTATGATTAGTAGATATAAAAATGATAAGATATGTTTTGTACCTGAGTTTCTTAGAGAAAGATGTGCTGTAGAAGACTTTATCAATAACCATGAAGTGTTGTCTGTTGGAACTAATAATCAAAATGTATATTATAAAGTAGTTGGTGCTCATGGTCATTATCCAAAACAAAGAGTTCAATTGTCTCCAACAGAAGCAGAAGTAATGAAATATTATTTAAATTTATATGGAGCAACTCGAGTAGTTTTCGCAAATGTATTTTATGAAATATGTAAAAAATTAAATGCAAACTATTCTAAGGTAAAGGATGCTTACATAAAGACAGGAAGACATGGTGATATGTATTTGGATGTAAGTGAAGATCTTAGAGGTTATGGTGGTCCATGTTTACCTAAAGATACAAGAGCTATTATTGGATTAATGGATAGATTGAATATTGATATGGACTTTTTCAAGACTGTAGATTCTGATAATAAAAAACTCAAAACAACAGTATTTGAAGGAATGCGAGAAGAGAATGCTAAAACTGACTAATGAACTTTTAGGACAAAAAAGCGAACCTTTTGATTTTACAAATCCACCAATGGATCCACAAAAGCTATATGATGATTTATGTGAAGTGTTGATGAATAAAAAAGCATTAGGTTTATCTGCTATACAAGTAGGTATTCCATATCGAGTATTTATTTTTGGAAACTATACTGATAAGAATGAGATATACTGTGCATTTAATCCTAAGATAGTTGACTATGGAGAAGAAGTATGGTATACTGAAGAAGGTTGTTTGTCTTTTCCAGGAATGTGGTGTAAGATCAAACGACATAAAGTTATTAGAGCTAGATTTTCAGATTGGAAAGGTGATACTGATACGTTTCAGTTTGGTGATGTTACTGCTCATGTATTTCAACATGAGTATGATCATTTAGATGGTATAACATTCCAACAAAGAGCAACTCGCTTTCATTGGGATCAAGCTAAGAATAAAAAGAAAAGATTGAACAAGTTGAGGAAAAGGAATGAGAGAGCAAACCAAACATTTATATAGTGAAATATTTCATAGTATTCAAGGAGAAGGACACTATACCGGTTATCCAACTTTATGGTTGAGATTGTGGGCTTGTAATTTACAATGTCATGGTTTTGGTCAGAAGGATCCTAAAGATCCAAGTACATACAAACTTCCTTACAAAGACTTGGATCCAAATAACTATAATAGATTAGAAGATTTTCCTGTATTTGAATATGGATGTGATAGTAGTTATAGTTGGTCAAGAAAGTTTAAAGACAAACAATATAGAGGAACATCAAGAGAGATATATGAAAGATTATTAGCATGTATGATGAAAGATAGTCCTAATCAGTATGGGTTGGTTAGAGATAATCATATGTGTTTTACTGGAGGAGAACCTATGTTAGGTTTTAATCAAGAAGCTATTATAGATGTCATGAGAGAATTTATGGCTGATGATAATGTACCTCCAAGTGTAACTATAGAAACTAATGGTACACAAGATTTAAACTATGATGCTGGTTTTGTTACAATGGTTGATGATTATGTAGAAAATTTTGGTGGTGAGTTGTTTTTTAGTGTAAGTCCAAAGCTACATAATGTATCAGGAGAATTAAATGATAAGGCAATCAAACCTGAAGTAGTAGAAAACTATTACGACCTAAGTAAAAAAGGACAATTAAAATTTGTAGTAAACGAAACAGATGACTGTTGGAAAGAGTTGGATCATGTTATTAGACTTTACCGTGCTCGCGGGATTAACTATCCTATCTGGATTATGCCTGTGGGTGCTAAGAAAGAATCGCAAGAAGACGTTGCGGGTGAGATCGCGACCAAGGCTTTGAAACGTGGATATAGAGTAGCTGCTAGAGTACACTGCTATCTATGGGGAAATGTAGTAGGTGTATAATGAGTAAAGAAGTAAAGCAAAAAAATCTTGGTTGGTCATTTATTGAATATCAAGTAAATAAAATTTGTAACGATATCGCAGGTCATAAGTTTGATGTAGTAGTAGGAATAAGTCGTGGTGGTTTGATTCCTGCTGTTATGATATCACATAAATTAAAACTACCATTATTAACTATGACTGTTACATTGCGAGATAATCTTGCAAGAGTACAATCACTTAAAATTAAAAAAGGAGAAAAAGCATTAGTTGTTGATGATATCAATGATAGTGGTAATACCTTAACTATGATAAGTGAGTTTTTTAAAACAAGACACATACATGCTGCATATGCTGTATTACAAAATAAATTAAGTAGTAATTTTTCTGTTGACTATTGGGGTGCTTTACAGGATAATGACGACTGGATCAACTTTCCTTGGGAGAATAATAAATGATATATAAGAGTACTAAACATTATGGACATAACATTGGACTCAGTGCTGTGTTTAGACAACCCAATGCTGACCATTCACATTGTAGATTTTTACATGGATATAGTTTAGCATTTACATTTACTTTTGCTTGTGAGGGTTTAGATGATAAAAACTGGGCTGTTGACTTTGGAGGTCTAAGACCTTTGAAGGCTTGGTTAGAAGATATGTTTGATCATAAAGTATGTTTAGATAAGAATGATCCACATTTAGATAAATTTAGAGAATTAGAAGAATTAGATCTTGCAGAAGTTAGGATCTTTGATGGAGTAGGTGCAGAAAAGTTTGCAGAACATGCATTCAACTATGCAGATAAACTTATAAGAGAGAAAACAAATAATAGATGCTATGTTACTAGAGTCGAATGTGCAGAGCATGGTGCTAATAGTGCAATTGTAGAAAAGGAGGAGAACAATGCATCCTAGTTATAAAAATGATAAAGATTTGGGTAAAAGAGTAAACCAACATTTAGTTAGTTTAGGTTTAGAAACACCAGTAACGGATAAAGTAAAAGCAGTATCAACACAGAAGATTGAAGAGATTGCTCCACGCTTTAGAGAGATTATGGAGATCTTAGGTTTAGATCTTACTGATGATTCATTAATGGATACACCTAATCGTGTAGCTAAAATGTATGTGAACGAAATATTTTATGGATTAAATTATGATTACTTTCCTAAATGTACAGCAATAGAAAATAAAATGAAAGCTAATGGTTCATTCTTATTAGAGAAGAATATCAATGTTCAATCTAATTGTGAACATCACTTCGTAGTGATTGATGGATTAGCTACTGTTGCTTACTTGCCTGATAAGAAGTTATTAGGTTTATCAAAGTTAAATAGAATTGTACAGTTCTTTGCAAAAAGACCACAAGTACAAGAAAGATTGACAGAACAGATAAGGGCTACTATTCAGTTTGTTGCGGAAACTAAAGATGTAGCAGTATATGTAGATGCTAAACATTGGTGTGTGAAGAGTAGAGGCATACAAGACCAAACTAGTAGTACAGTTACTTTATCTGTAGGTGGAGTCTTCGCTGAAAATAACTCAGAGATTAGAAAAGAATTTTTGAACTTAGCGAGATCTGCTTAATGTTTAACAAGATTCTTCAAAGTCCTATTTTTATTATGACCTCAGCAAGAAGGTGTAGGACTCATGAAGACCACAGGGTGTGTACTCACTCCTCTCTCACTCTAAACACACCTTGTGGATTTTTTTAACTTAATGGTATATTTATGTGTGGATGGTACTATAATATGGAAGAAATGATGGAGGATGATATGAATATTGAAAAAATAAAAGTGTTAGAGTCTGAGATTAAACATCTTGACTCAATAATTGAACCACATGATTGTGGTCATTTAATTACTACAAGAGATTGGATGAAAGATAGAGTAAGACAACTCAAAGGATTACCGGAGGAAGACTAGATGGTAGAAACGAGAGAGTCATATGATCTGTTCATGAAACGGATGATGGAAGAGCAGTCGAGAGAAGAGATATTACGTAAAGTAAAAAAGTCTATATGGGTTACATTTCAAAAAGAAGGAATACATTGTTATCCTGATGCACCTGAAGAAGTAGATTTTCTTAAATATCCACATAGACATATCTTTCATTTCAAAGTACAAATTGAAGTTGAACATGATGATAGAGATATTGAATTCTTTATATTTAAGAGATGGTTAGAGAGTTTGTATCAGGATAATACATTAATACTTGATTACAAGAGTTGTGAAATGATAGCTGATGATCTTGCAAAGCAAATAAAAGATAAATACCCTGGTAGAAGACTAGCTATTGATGTATCGGAAGATGGAGAAAATGGCTGTCATGTAGAATATCCAAAGGAGTACTAAATGAAAAGTTTTAAAGAGTTCTTACAAACAGACTTAGAAGAACAAGCACCTTCTAGAGCAGATCATAAAAAAATGAGAGATTTTACTTATCATCATGTAACTAATACTGATAAGGATCATCCAACAATTAAAAAGATGTTTGTAAAGAAGTTTGGATCACATAATCTAAAACATTTTGATAGACACGTAAGTGCTATTGTTGATGAGTATGATCCAGAAGCTAAAAAGTAGACAGAATTAACTGTTGACTTAAATTATTGAAAGGTATATTATGAACTATATGTCAAAGACACATTTCTGTCACATAGCACCAATAAATTATTTACACTTAACTAAGGGTCGACCTGTACACCTTACTCTTGCTCATTTAGTTGATAATGATGAGTACAAAAACTTTTACTTAGAAGAAAAGAAAAATGGATCTGTTATTATTATGGATAACAGTGCATTTGAATTTACACAAGAAGGTAAAGGTTATCTTACTGGGGCAGAGATAGTTGACTATGCTAAAAAGATTAATGCAGACTATGCTGTAATGACAGATTATCCTGGTGAGTCATCTAGTAAGACTATAGAAGCAGCTAAAGAACAAGGTCCTTTATTTAAAGAAGCTGGTATCAAAACTTTCTTTGTACCACAAGGAGAAAAACAGAACAAAGAAGACTATATTGAATGTTTTAGATGGGCTATTGAGAATCCTGATCTTGTAGATTATATTGGTTTTAGTATACTTGCTGTTCCTAATGCATATGGTATTGAACCATTTGGACATGAACCTTCATTACATAGATTTACTTCAAGATTACATATGATGTATCAGTTAGCAGAAGCTGGGTTGTTAGGAATTATTTCTCAAAACAAACAGAAGTTACATTTCTTAGGAATGGTAGATGGTCCTAATGAAATACAATTTATGTCACCTTTCAAAAAATATATTGATACTTGGGATAGTAGTAGTGCCGTATGGCATGGATTAAATGGTTATGGTTATGATGACACTCCTGGTGGATTACTTCATGGAAAATATCATATGCCTGTTGACTTTAATCATAAACCAGAGCATGATAAAGAAGATAATGATTTTTTTGTTAAACTAGCTAAAGAGAATATGGAATATATTGATAAGTTAGTATATGCATATCTTTGGGGACTAGATGCAAAACAAGGAGTGGAAGATAAAATAAGTGAAGTTGCCTAAGTTTAAATATAATGAAGATAATATACTTGATGATGTTTTTGAATATGTAAAGAAGACATATGGTCAACATTATGTAGGTAACAAAGAGATTCAAACATTAGATGTTTGGGAATCTATGGGCATAGCAGAAGAGATGTGCTTAGGTACTATCGTCAAGTATGCTATGAGATATGGAAAGAAGGATGGTAAGAATAAGAAAGACTTACTAAAAATTATACATTATGCTATTCTAGCATTACATTATGGAGGTCACGGTGAAACATATACTAAGTCAGACTAATGGTTGTGAGCTTACTGGAGTACAAGAAGGTGATAGTCAACCAAATGCAGTTGATTTAAGGATCAAAAAAATATTTAAAATGGATGGTCAGTTTCTTATTAGTGAAGATAAGAAAGTGCACAGAAGTACAGAAGAGATCATGCCTGATGAAAAAGATTGGTGGTCTCTTGATAATGGTGTATATGAGATAGTAATGGAGAACATAGTCAGTGTTGAAGAAGGATATGCTGGCTTTGTTATAACAAGATCAACTCTAAACAGGAATGGTGTTTTTATTACAAGTGGTTTATACGATAGTGGATACCATGGAGTAATGGCTGGAGCACTTCATGTAAGAGGAGGTAAGACTTTTATAAAAAAAGGAACCAGAGTAGGTCAGTTTATAATGTTTGAAGCTGAAACTTTATCATTATATGATGGTAGCTATGGTATAGGAAAACAACATGATAACAAATATGGAGTAACAAGTGGAAGTTCAAATTGATATTAAAGAATTAAGAAAAAGAAAAATCTTTGTTGCAACTCCAATGTATGGAGGTATGTGTGGTGGACAATATACTAAGTCTACTGCAGATCTAGCAACAATGTGTACAAAGTATGGAGTGGAGTTATCATTCTTTTACTTATTTAATGAAAGTTTAATAACAAGAGCAAGAAATTATCTTGTAGATGAGTTTTTAAGATCAAAATGTACTCACTTAATGTTTATTGATAGTGATATAGGTTTTGATCCTAATGATATATTAGCTCTCGCTGCAATAGCAGAAGATGGATCTGATAAACATATTGTTTGTGGTCCTTATCCTAAAAAAACTATTTCTTGGGAAAAGATTAAGAGAGCAGTAGATAGAGGATTTGCTGATGACAATCCTAATAAGCTAGAGAAGTATGTTGGAGACTATGTCTTTAATCCAGTCTCTGGTCAAACAGAAATTAAGATAAATGAACCTGTTCAAGTATTAGAAGGTGGAACTGGGTTTATGATGATACAGAGACATGCATTTGAAGTTTATGAAAAAGCATATCCTGAGTTTAAATATAAACCAGATCACATTAGAACAAAGAACTTTGATGGTTCAAGAGAAATTATGGCTTACTTTGATTGTGTGATTGAACCTGAGACAAAAAGATATCTTTCTGAGGATTATATGTTTTGTCAGTGGGCAAACAAAGCAGGACTTAAAATATGGATGTGTCCATGGATGAGAACTACACACCAAGGTATGTATATGTTTGGTGGAAGTTTAGCAGACTTAGCACAGATAGGTGCTTCTGCTACTGCTGATCCTGGTCTTGTAGGAGGTAAGAAAAAATTAGGGTAGTAGGCGTAGAACCAATATCAAAACGATATATTTATGATGAGAGTGAAATGATATTAAGTAAAAGAACAATTGATATATTAAAGAACTTTAGTACAGTCAATCCGTCGATTGTATTTAACACTGGTAATATAGTAAGAACTATCAATCCAACTAAAACGATTATGGCTCAGGCTACTGTAGCAGAGACTTTTCCATTTGAGTTTGGAATATATGACTTGAACCAGTTTTTAGGTGTAGTTAGTTTATTTGATGAACCAGCTTTGGATTTAAATGAAAGATATGTTACTATTGGTAATGAAGATGCTAGTAGTGATTACTTTTATACAGATAAGTCTATGATAGATACACCACCACCAAGAGCATTAGAACTACCTGATAGAGTAGTATCCTTTTCTATAACTGATCATCAGATGAAAAAGATATTACAAGGTGCTAATGTTCTTAGTCTTCCTGAAATAGTTATTGAAGGTGATAAAGACAAAATATTAGTCTTAGCTAGTGATAGTAAGAACTCTACAAGTAATACTTACAAGATAGAAGTTGGTGATACTATTTCTAGATTTAAATTTATTATTAAAACTGAAAATCTTAAGTTGTTGCAACATGGATATGATGTTACAATCTCTACTAAGAGAATGATAGAATTCTCTAGTATGGAAGATAATATTAAGTATTGGGTTGCAGCAGAACATGGATCTGTATATGATGGAGAATAGTGATGGAAGAATTTCTTTGGGTAGAAAAATATAGACCCAAGACAATCTCAGATACAATATTACCTGAAGAACTAAAGTCAACATTTGAAGACTTTGTTAGTAAAGGTATACCTAATTTAATTTTATCTGGTGGTCCTGGTGTTGGAAAAACAACAGTAGCTAGAGCTATGTTAGAACAGAATAAATCTGACTACATGATTATTAATGGTAGTTTGTATGGTAACATTGATACATTAAGAACTGAGATTAAAAATTATGCAAGTACAGTTAGCTTACAAGGTGGTAGAAAGTATGTAATATTAGATGAAGCTGATTATCTTAATCCACAAAGTACTCAACCAGCTCTTAGAAACTTTATGGAAGAATACAGTAATAATTGTGGTTTTATTTTAACTTGTAACTATAAGAACAGAATTATAGATCCATTACATAGTAGATGTAGTGTAGTTGAGTTTACAATACCTAATAAACAGAAACCTGAGTTAGCTAAACAGTTTCTTAAAAGAGTAAAGTATCTTTTAGAATCTGAAAGAGTTGAATACACTGATAAGTGTATTGCTGAACTTATTATGAAATACTTTCCTGATTGGAGAAGAGTAATTAATGAGTTGCAACGATATAGTGCTAATGGTAAGATAGATGCCGGAATATTAACTCATGTCAGTGATCAATCGTTTGCTAATCTTATTAGATATCTAAAAGGTAAACAGTTTAATGAAATGAGAAAATGGGTTGGAGATAATATTGATAACGATTGTGTTGCCTTGTTTAGAAAATTATATGATACTACTAATGAGCATGTAAAGGATCATACTGTACCTTTACTTGTTACTATTATAGCTGATTATCAATATAAGAGTGCTTTTGTAGCTGACCAAGAAGTAAATATGGTTGCATGTTTAACACAATTAATGTTAGAGTGTGAATTCAAATGAGTCCATTCGTATATGTTAATAGTATATCGTATAGTAAAAAGATAAAAAGTTTAACTCCTTTAGACGAAAGTATATACAATCCTTTTCTTACAAATAAAAACTTTTCTTATTTTGTTGATACTGTACTCATAGCTAATGAGATTAACATGAGACACACCGCAGATAAAAAACTCCAATATGATTATTTACTAAATAAGATTAGACCACGAAAGAGATTCTCTAAGTGGAATAAAAATGTAAAAGATGGTAGTATAGAATTAATCAAAGAATATTATAAAGTTAATGATGTCAAAGCTAAGACTATTTTAACTTTATTATCAGATCAACAGATAAACCAGATAAAGAATAAGTTACAAAAAGGTGGTGTGAAATGACAATTGATACAGATAAAATGATAGAAGTGAAATTGAAGAACCCAGATGACTTCCTAAAAATAAGAGAAACATTAACAAGGATAGGTGTTGCATCTCGTAAAGATAAAACATTATATCAATCTTGTCATATTCTTCATAAACAAGGAAGATATTTCATTGTACATTTTAAAGAACTATTTGCATTAGATGGAAAGCCTTCAAACTTTTCAGATAATGATATGTCAAGAAGAAATACAATAGCTAATTTATTAGCTGAATGGGGTTTACTTGATTTAGTAAATCCAGAAGTGACTAAAGAACCAGTCGCTCCTATAAGTCAGATTAAAGTTTTACCATTCAAAGAAAAGAATGAATGGAATCTTACTGCAAAGTATAATATTGGAAAGAAAGGTGAAGAAAAGGAGACTGTAGATGGCAACCAAACTTAATATCACAAATAACGACGAATTCTCATTAGGAGATAATAAACAAGAAAGCAACGGTACCTGGACTAAAAGTCAGGGTGGTACTGAAAGAATGTATCAACGTTTAATGAAGGAACTACCAAAAGATCTTACAGATCAGTTTCAAATAATCTGTAGTAGAGTTAGAGACATTGATGAAAATAAACATAAAATACTTTGGTGTCATGATACATTTGATGATCCAGAAAGTCAGCATCTAAGTGATAGTAAAAAGAGAGAAAGATTTGATAAGATTGTTTATGTTTCAAATTATCAATGTTTAACTTATAATATGGGATTAGGAGTTCCTTATGATAAATCATTAGTTTTAAAAAATGCAATTGATCCAATGGATCCAAAACTGATTGATAAACCAGATCCTAAAGAACAAGTAAGATTAATTTACCATACAACTCCACATAGAGGTTTAGAATTACTATTACCATCTTTTAAATGGTTATGTGAAAGACATGAAAATATTCATTTAGATGTGTTTAGTAGTTTTGAAATATATGGATGGGGATATAGAGATGAACAATATAAAAAAGTTATAGATGCCTGTAAAGAACATGAGCATATAACTTATCATGGTTTTCAACCACATGATAAAGTTATGGAAGCTCTTGGTAAAGCTCACATATTTGCATTTCCAAGTATATGGCCAGAAACTTCATGTATATCAGTACTAGAAGCTATGAGTGCAAAGGTAGTTACAGTGTGTCCTAACTTTGCAGCATTACCTGAAACATGTGCTAACTTTGCAAGTATGTATCAATACTCTGAGAATCCACAAGAACATGCTAATAGATTTGCAAATGTATGTAATGCAACTATTGCTAATCTTAGAAGTATGACAGAAACTTGGGAACCACAACTTAATTTTCAGAAGAATTACTTCGATAATTTTTACAATTGGAAGATGAGATCTCTTGAATGGAAAGCTCTTTTAGAAGGAATCTTAAGAGAAAAAGCAAATAAAAAAGATAAGTAGTTCTAACTCCTTGATTTCATTGTAATCTTTTTTTTGTTTACCCTGTTGCATTATATTCGATAGTATGGGAATATAATAATATAAGAGTATAATTTTTAAGAAAGAGAGAGAATATGATGAAAATTGATACAAAAAATCCATACGCTGAGAAGCCTAAGAAGATTGATAACGAGTTAGGCATTTATAATGCTGACTATGAAAACTTTATTCATTTTGCTGAACAGACTATTGGTGAATGTGAACATATTGATGAGTACAAAGGTGCTATCAAAGGTTTTTTAGAAATTTATAATAGTGTTTGTTATTTAACTACAGATGTTAAACTTAACGAATATAATTCTACTATAACTACTGATAAGTTATTCTACCATGTTAGTTGGATGTGGAATGAATTCTGGTCAGCCCATAATTAGGCTTGACCTTGAATAAGAAAAGTTGTATAATATTAATTTAACATAGGAGTGAGTATATGATATCTAAACAACTAAGACAAGCAATAGAAAAATATAACATTATTAATACTAGAGGATCTGATGAAGAGATTAAAGCTCAAGAAGATCTTATTAAACTATTTTGTGAAGTAGAAAATGTTGATATAGAAACTGCTTTTGAGGAGGCTATGTAATGTGGAAACCTAACTTTGAAGAAACTTTATGGGGTAATCTTTATGATCAATATAAACGAAAAGATCTACCAGCTAGTGTTACAGATCTAGTAGCTATCAAAAAAGCTGATGATGCATTCACAGACATTCTAGGTGAGGATATAAATGATGATTAGTATTACATATTTGATTTCTGGAATGATGTTTATGATGGCTTCAGCAGGTGCTGTTGATGGTACAGCTAGCCCAATGTGGGTTGGAACATTAGGTTTTATTGGAGGAATATTAATGTATATTGGAATTACTAAACAGGAGGACTAATGGACTTTTTATCTGCTTTTGTATTTGGTATTCTTGTTGCTCTTGCATACGTGATTGGAGAGTATACAGGAAGACGAAGAAGAGAAAAAGAAATACATATGAAAATTATTGATAATATGTTAAGAGAACTTAGACAAGATCATGTTATTGAAATGATTGGAAATGATATTTTTGCTGGTTCAAAGAAACCAAAAAATAAGTTGACTGATAAACAGTAATAGTATAATATTAGATTATGATTAAACAGATCAGAGAAGATACTGGAAATGTTTATTGGGAAATGTGGGATGACGACGGTCGTCTTGCAACAATAACTAAGGAAGGTAGGAATTTGTATGTTGGCAAGTTTGAGCGATATACATTGAAGCACCGGACTAAAAAAAATGTGATCAACCATATTAAGTTAATTCAAAAACTTAGGGCTGAGAGCATAAATAAAAATGAACATGCCATTACGGGTGTTCAATAATGACAACCTTGCTTATTAAAGGAGGAACAACATGGTAAGCGTAGACTTTGATTGGGCTAATTGGAAAGCTCAAGAACTAGATCAATTCAACACAGGATTGATTGGAATTGATAGAATCTTTGATCAATTCAAACAAACACAACAAAATGTACAAACTAATTATCCACCCTATAACATAGTTAAAGTAGGTGAAGGTGATTACAAGTATGTAATAGAAATGGCTGTTGCAGGACATACTATGGATAGTATAGATGTAACAGTTGAAAAACAAGTACTATCTGTTAAAGGATCTGGAGCTGAAAAAACTGATACTAATTATATTCATAAAGGTATTAGTCAAAGAAGTTTCACAAGAACATTTACTTTGGCAGACACAATAAAAGTAAAAGGAGCTAACATAGTGAATGGTATTCTTTATATTGAATTAGAGAATGTTATTCCAGAGGAAGATAAACCTAAAACAATTAAGATAGGTGCATCTAAACCTCAACTATTGTTGGAAGACAAATAACAA